GCTCAAAAACAATACTTAATAGGTTTTTAAGTATTGAAAAGGATATGATAAACCCTTTGAATGGTTTAGAAGAAAAACTAACTATGGCTGAAATAATGCACTTAAAACAACTAGCAAACGCTATACAAGGCGATTTGGCAAGTTATAAAGAGATTATTGACAGACTAGAGGGTAAATCAAAACAACTAATTGATATTGACGCTAATGTAGAGCAAACAGTAACAAGAATTACAGTAAAAAAACGTGGCGAATGATTTAGAATTTGATAGCGAACTATTTAACGACTTATTTTATCATTTGCAAGAGGATTTTGCAAATAATGATATAAGGTTTATTTTTGCGTATGGTGGTTCAAGTGCTTCAAAGACTTATACAGTAGTTCAATTACTTATAATTAGAATGTTATCTAATACCGATAACACAATGATTTTAAGGAAATACGGTTGCGATATTAAAGATAGTATTTATTCAGATTTTCATAATATTGTAAATGACTGGGATTTAAACCATTTATTTAAGTTTCAAATAAACTATATCGAATGTTTATTAACAGGGGCTTATATTCGTTTTAGGGGTTTAGATGATGCAGAAAAGATAAAAGGCTTAACAGGTTTTAAAAGAGTTATTTTAGAAGAGATAAGCCAATTTGATGAGGAGGATTTAAAGCAAATTAGAAAGCGTTTAAGAGGGGAATCAAATCAACAAATAATAGGTTTATTTAATCCAATTAGTGAAGACCATTGGTTAAAAAAGTTATTTGATAGTGAAAATTTAACCGAAATACAAACTAATACAAACATAACAAGTAAACACGCAAATAATAATTTTGTTGTTTATAAAGTTACCTATTTGAATAATCATTTTATTGTTGGCGATGGTAAAGGTGGGGGGTTTATAGATAAACACACAATAGCAGATTTTGAGAAAGATAAAATAAAAGATTTTAACTACTATCAAATTTATGGTTTAGGTAATTGGGGGCGTTTACGTACAGGGGGGGAATTTTGGAAAAACTTTAATACAAACAAACATATTGAAAATGTTAATTTTAATCCTGAACATCCTATACATTTAGTGTTTGATGAAAACGTAAACCCTTATATTACTTGTTTGGTTTGGCAAATAATAGGGAAACAAGCTATACAAATAGATGAGATTTGCTTAGAAGATCCACGTAATACCAGAAAACACACTTGCAATGAATTTATAGCAAGATACCCAAATGTTAAAGGATTGTTTATTTATGGTGACCGTACTTCATGGAAAGCAGACACAGGAAAAGAAAAGGGAGAGAACTTTTTTACTGATATTTTAGGTTATTTAAGAGATTATAAACCAAGTTTAAGGCTGCAAAGTGTAAACCCTTCAATCGTTCAAAGTGGGGGCTTTATTAATCAAATTTATGCAGATGATAGTGACATTAAAATAATCATTGGTAGTAATTGCAAAAAATCAATTAATGATTATACCTATGCTTTAGAAGATAGTGACGGAACTATTAAAAAAACAAAGGTAAAAAATAAGGTTACAGGCGTAACTTTTGAGGAGTTTGGGCATCAATCCGATTGTAAAAGATACCTTATTACAGTAGCATTTGCAAACGAATATCAAAACTATTTAGCAGGTGGTAAAAAAATAAATTTTAAACACGTTGCAATAAAACGAAAAAACGAATATTAATTAATATATTTGCGGTATGGGATATTTAACACAACTAGACTATTTAAGCCATATACAGGATGTTAACTGGCAACAGATTATATCAAATAATGTATCTGTTCAAATGCAATCGGAAGCATTGGCACAGGCTGAAATTATAGGTAAATTAGTTCAAAAATATGATTGCTTAGAAGAATTTAGAGATACTAAATTATTTAATATCAATGATGTTTACGGAATTAATCAACTTGTTTATAGTGGAAATGATTATTATTTTGTAACCCAAAAAGAAAAATCTTACATAGCTACTGAATATTATAATTTAGGTAGTATTGTTTATTATAGAGGTCAAAACTATATTTGTAATAATGCTAATAAAGGAATACTACCAAGTAATACCAATTATTGGACTTTACAGCCTTATAGCGTAACAGGGCAAGCAGTAACCAATACAGCATTTTATACCAAAGGAGACAATCGAAGTGTAATAATTTATAACCTTTGCGTGGATATTGCAATATACCATGCTCATACAAGAATAAGTCCTAAAAATATACCACAAATAAGAATTGATAAATTTAACCAGGCAATGGCATTTTTGGAACAAGCACAAAGAGGTCAAGCGGTTATCCATGATTTGCCAACATTACAGCCAATTCAAGGGCGTTCAACAAGATTTAATTCAAGTCCTAAAAACATAAATACATATTTATAATGGGAATTTTCGACAATATATTTAATAAAAAAAAGGTAGAAAAAGACCTTGACAAAAATAGAATGGCTTTTTTAGGTTCAAACAGAACTAAAGGAGATATTCAAAAGTTAAGACAAGCTGTAAAAGATGCTGAAAACGGTAAATTAGAATACCGTACAAGGTATAAAATGCAAGAACTATATCAAGATACTATCTTAGACGGACACGTTCAAGCGTGTATTAATGTACGTAAAAACCTAACACTAAAAAAACAGTATGCAATAGTAAACGAAAAGGGCGAAACAGACGAAAAATTAACGGCTTTATTGAGTGAAAAATGGTTTTATTTAGTTCAAAATAGTATTTTAGATGCTTTATTTTTTGGTTATAGCTTAATAAATTGGGTAGGAGTACAAGATAATAAACTTACAGGATTACAAACGATTAGGAGAGATTTAATTCAACCTGATACAAACTTATTACTACCCTATCAAAATGCTTCAAATGGTATTGATTTTGTAAATTCAGATGTAAAAAATTGGTGCTTATATACAGACACTTTTGATAATTTAGGTTACTCAAAATGTGGTTATGGTTTACTTTATTCAGTTACACCGTATGCAATTGCTATTCGTAATAATTTGGGGTATAATTCAGATTTTGTAGAAAAATTTATTATGCCTTTTGTTGTTGCTAAGTCTTTTAAAATGGAAGGCGAAGAACGTGACATATTAGAGCAAGGCATAGCAAACATGGCAAGTAATAATTCAGTATTACTAGACCCGACAGACGAAATAGAATTTATTGAAAGTAAAAACGCAGGGAGTGGTTACAATAGTTTTGATAATTTAGAAAACAGATGTGAGAAAAAAATAAGCAAGATTATTTTAGGACACGCTGATGCTATTGATTCAACAAGCGGGAAGCTAGGCTCAAATGATGAAGTTGAAGACGCTTTAGAAAGTTTAGAGGTTTCTGATAATAGGTTTGTAGAGTATCAAATTAACGATGTTTTTTTTGACAAATTACGTGCAATTGGTTTTAATATTCCATTAGGGTATAAATTCCAATTTGTAAACACTCACGAAAAGACTGAAAAGTTAGAAAGTGAGAGTACGGTTAATCAATTATTTGCAAACGTGGTTAAAACTTTAAATGAAGCTGGACACTATATAGATGATAAAATTATCTTTGAAAAAACAGGTTTAAAAACTCAAAAAGTAGTACAGCCAATTAGCCAATCAATCAAAAATCTTTATGATTAAAGATATTTACAACGGTAATATTAATGTTGAAAATTTACCAATAGAATTATATAAATCAACAGCAAATAAGCTATTAAGTGGCGTAGAAGCTGGAGCAAAAATTGATTATATTAATTTTGAGTTTGGAGAATTAGGTAAAGAAACAGCATTACTATTAAGAGAAAATATTTATCTATTTAGTGGAGCAAAAACATTTAATTATGTTTTAGAAACACAAAATTTGATTATTAGAGATGGTAAAATAATACCCTATAAAGAGTTTGAGCAATTAGCAACAGCGATTGATGAAAAGTTTAATAAGCGTTGGTTACAAGTTGAATGGTCAGATGCTCAAATAAGTGCTAAAAACAAACTAGATTGGCAAAACTTACAAAATAGTTCGGAAGCGTTCCCATTATTGCGATACGTTGCTTATATGGATAAAAACACTTCTGAAATATGTAGAAGGTTAAACGGTATTGTAAAGCCAACAAATGACCCGTTTTGGAACACTTACAAGCCACAAAACCATTATCAATGTAGATGTGATTTAGAGCCTTTGCAATCAAATGAAGCGGTTGAAACAAATCTAAATAGTAAGGATTTAATTAAGCCTACGCCGTATTTTAGTAATTTAGACAACGACACTATATTTAATAAATTACACCCTTATTTCGATGTAGATAATAAATATAAAGCATACGCAAAGAATAACTTTAATTTACCTATTCCTAAATTGAATGAACAATCCAATAACTAACTTTAGAAAAAACTTTGAAGCCTTAAAAAATCGATTGCCTAATGATGTAGCTATATTGGCGTTAAAACATTATGATTTAAACTTTAAAAAACAGGGTTTTGATGGGCAAAAATGGCAAGAAGTACAACGAAGGATTGAAGGAACTAAAGCAAATAAATACGCTAAAAAGCCACAAAGAACAAAAGCTATACTAAGCGGTAAAACTCAATTATTAGCTAAATCAAATTATATTAAACAAGCAAGTTGGGATAGGATTGTAATAGCGAATAGTACAAGTTATGGAATTTACCATAATTACGGCACATCTAAATTACCACAACGTAAATTTTTAGGTTATTCAATCGTTTTAAATAAAAAAATAGTTAATTTTGTTGGAAGCCAATTAAATAAAGTGTTTAAATGAAACAATTGATTTTAGATATTATTGATAAAATAAACACCGTGCAAGGGGTTAATTTTGTGGCTGTATGGAATAATCAATTGAATGATATTCAAGACGGTAACGTATATTCCTTTCCATTTCCTGCTGTATTTATTGACATTAACGATTATAGTTTAAATGATATTGGTAATGGAGTTCAAATTTACGAAGATGTAAACATTGATATTCATATAGTTAATGAGTTTTATAATAATTCATTGTATGAAGCACCAGAGCAAAACTTTAATATATTTGATTTAAAACAAGAAATATTTAACGCTTTATACTTATTTGAGCCTGATAATGCAGTAGCATTTACTAGAATAAGAGAACAACAAGATAAAGACTATTCTAATTTATATCACTTTGTGCAAACGTACAAAACAAATTATATAGACAATAGCAGTAAAGTTTACGGTAAATATTCAACCAATATAACGCAATGGCAAGGACAATTTCACAGATAAAACAACAAATACTAACTGAAAAGGCTACTTATTCAGAGTTAAATGTACTTAACAATCCAAGTACAACAAGTTTATTTAATTTGTGGGCGTATATTACAGCGGTTTGTATTTCTGTTTTAGAAAACTTGCAAGATGTATTTATTACTGAGGTTGAAACTATTGTAAATAGAGGAGTTGTAGGTTCTAAGGCGTGGTTAGATTATCAAATAAGACGTTTTCAGTACACTAATATTTTAATACTTGATACTGTTACATTTTTATATAAATATGCTAATAGTGATGTATCAAAAGAGATTATTTCAAGAGTTTCTATTTCAGATGGAATAAATAACGATATAATCATTAAAGTTGCTAAAAACGAACCACCAGCAACACTAACAACAGATGAAATGAACGCTTTAAACTCTTATTTAAAGCAAATAGTAACAGCAGGTGTAACAACTACATTAATTTCAACCAATAGCGACAAAGTAAGATTATATGCTCAAATATATTACGAAGGTCAATACTCAACAGTAATAAAAGATAATGTAATAATTGGTATAAATAACTATTTAGCTACACTACCATTTGACACACAAATAAGAGTAAGTAGTATTCAAGATGCAATTCAAAATATATTAGGAGTTAAGGACGTTATAATAAACAATTTAGAAGTTAGAACGGATAGTACAGCTTTAGGGTCAGGTTCTAAATTGGTAGTAAATAACCAAGTATTAACAAGACAAGTAAATTTATATAGCGGTTATGCAGTTGAAGAAACCACAGCATTAAATGGATTTATTGATACATTAACGTTTATTGCTTTATGATTTACGATTTTGACTATAAAGTATTAACCCAACAGTTAACACCTAATATTTATGCTTTTACTCAAAATATTAGTTGGATTAATAGTATTACATACCCTATTCATTGGCTTAAAAAAAGAGCTTTTGAAAGTATAAAAAAAGGGGTTGCTGCAAATGTTTATAATAATGCCTTAACTTATTCAGTTGGTAATACAGTACAATACGGTCAATCTATTTACGAATGTTTAAAACCAAGTATAGGTATTTTACCTACTAATAGTGAGTATTGGGTTTTAATTACTCAGGATTGGGTAGGAATAGATGAAAGGGTACTATTTAGTAACTCTAAATTGAAATTTGAATACGCTTTAAATAAAAGATTTAAAACAGTATTTAGAAATCCTAATAGTTACACCACACCGACAAATTCAGATATTTATATTAGTAATATTAATAATCAATATAGTTTTATTGTAGGTGGAAATATAAATAATAGTTCAACTATTTTTAACAATACAAGTTCACAACAAATATATAGTACAGCTAATTATGGTACAGGATATTCATTTTCAATTAATATTCCAATAGCTACTTATAATCTATTTGGAGAAAATATAATAAGATTTTACGCTGATAAAATCAATAATGCAGGTATAAAATATACAATCATAACTTATTAATAAATGAAAAAGATAATAACTTCAAATATAAGTAGTTCAGTAGGTTTACCATTATTAGGGCGTTCAATTGACTTTATGCAGGAAAACGTACAAGAGCAGGCAGTATCTTTGGCGTACTCTAATTTAAATACCTCAGACGATTCTATACCTATTGCTTTGTATGGTTGCGTTGGTACATTTTCAACAGTAGTATTTACAAATGACACTTATACAATAACCAAAGGTGCAATTTTGTATAATGGCGAAATATACCAAGTGCCTGCAATGTCAGCAACCCGTGCAAGTATATCTGAAACTATTGTTTTTAGAGTTGATACAAACACTTACCAATCAGGAGAGCCTACTTTATACACA